TTCATTAAATCTCATAATATACAATCTCTTATATTGTATTTATGAATATCTACTTCGTAGATATTAGTTTTCGCTTATCGCTCAAACTAAACACTTCGTTTTTTGTTAATGATAAAGCGTTTTACGTAGTAAAACGTAATAGTTTCATGTAGATTAATTAGTCAGACGGAACCTCGCAGCGGTCCCATCCTTCTCGAGCTTCATGTGAGTTGCATAGCCGAGACTTGGAAGTAGGTATTTGACTTGCTCCGTGGGCTCTGACCTTTCCCAACCTACGTCGACATCTAATGTTACTTCAATTTAACATTAAACACGTTAATGTTATTTCGAAATTACATTATATCCCCCGCTTCGTTCCTAGTGCTAAGGGGTTTTTAGGAGCATATAGCCTGTTGGACAACGTCACACCACCGGCTACGAGCATTACCTCGGCTGATTCTTGACGGGCTTACGCCAACTGTGTCCTTATATAGCCTTGTTTCTGTTTTGAAGTGCCTCTATGAGAGTCTTTGATCCGCCTACACGTACATTAATAATACCGTTATAGTATTCTTCTGTTTCTAAAACACGCCTGTCAAATTGTTCTTTAGCTTCTAAGTAAGACATTTCTGCTCTTGAACTGCAAAAATATAAAATTTCTCGTGTAAATTTATCTGCGCCTAGTTCTTCTACGTCTGCTTGTAATTTGTCTGACGATCCCCAATAGTCACGCCAGTCTGATTCTTTGTATCCACGTCTTTTATTTTTTTTGCCTTTAAGCGGTGGCTTGGTTGTTTTAAATTTTGCTAGTTTTTTGCCTATGTACTTGCGATCGTTTGTTGTATTGGTTATCAGATAAACAAAACCTTCATATTCATCTGGTATAGTGTCTATTTTTTCACCCTGATATGTCCAATCCATACATTACTTATGGAGTTTCTTTCTCGGCCGACTGTTATTTGGATTTTTATATTTTTCTTTACTGTCTAAATATTCTTGCCTTACTTCTTTGTGCCGTTCTTTGCCTATATCTATGATTGTTTTAATTTGTTTTCTTAATGCATAGTATTTTCTTACTGAAGGTCTTCTACTCCACGCTTCATTTATAGAAAAATAATCTAAATATGCCTTAACTAATTCGTCATGTATGTCTTTTTTCATGTCATTCTACTATTTCAATATCGTTTTCATAACTTGTAAAGCCATTTTCTTTAACAACTTTAAGAACATTATTAACTCTGCCTACTAATTCATCTTTATGTGAGATCAAATAGATATTTTTATCACGTTCTCTACCCATTTTCTTAAGGATACCGAGAGAATTTTCAACGCCTGCACTATCCATGCCTGAATCTATTAACTCGTCAATGAATAACAAGTTAATGTTTTGATATAATGATTCCCAAACATCACGGAATGCAAAACTCAAACCTAGTATAAGTCTGTTTCGTTCGCCACGTGACAGATTATCAAAGTCTAAGTCTTGTCCTAGCTGTGTGATTTCAACATTTAGATCGTTTTGGAATACTACTTGATGTGGTAAGCCTAGTCTATCGAGATAATATGTTAGCCTGTTATTCAAATATGCAAGATTCTGATCAATAATCTTTTTACGAATAAAGCTATCTTTGTTTGTTAATAACTTTAACAAAAATTCTTGATGTTCTTTATAATCAGTTAGTTCATTGACTGTTTTCCAGTCAATCTCTTGTAATGCTGTTTTAACTAGTTCATCAATTTGTAATTGGTATGGATCTTCTTCTTGCTCTTTACTTAGCAGTGCTTGCTTCAAGTTATCTACGTTGTTTCTATGCTCATATGCTTCTTTTGCAGTATCATAAAACGTTGTCGGTTTTCCGTTAATTTCGCCAATGTCTGTAAGACCTTTTAGTGTTTCTTCCAGTTTGCCAGCAACTTCGGTCTGATAAGCCATTGCATCGTTCAATTCTTTAGTTTTTTTAGACAAAATTTCTTCTTTTTTGTCGTCATGCAGTGCTTGACCGCACGTATAGCACGTAGCATCGTCAAGATTTGCGATGTCTTTTTCTGCTTTTTCTACACTCTTTGTGGCACGTAATAGTGCGCTCTCAAGTGTGCTTTTTTCTTTATTAAGAGCCAAAATAGCAGTGTTCATTTCTGTCCAATTTGCTAGTTTTTCGTGTAACTCTAATTCTGTTTCAATATCTAAATGTTCTAGTTCTTCTATTGCATTTTTTAATTTACTAATGTCCTGTGTCTTTTTTGCAGACCAGGCTCGTTGATTATTTCCTAAATTATTAATTGTGGTTTGTATTTTTTCGTTTGATGCTTCAATGGCATTAATTTTTAAAGTTTCCTGTGTAATAGAATCTTTAGTATTTCTAATTTGTTCTTTTAGTGAGTCTGCTTTTTCAGTTAGAATAGTAATACCGAGCAACTGTTCAATAATAGCACGTTGATCATTTGCCCTCATGCTCAAGAATGGTTCACTATAGGTATTAAGTGCTACAATATGTTTGAACATATCATGTGACATACCTAAAAGATTGTTAATAGATTCTTGTGTTTTTCGACTATCACCTTGACTTTCGTCTGTCATTTCTTGTTCGTGATCATTGATAAAAAACTTAAGAACATTCGGAGAACGTCCTCGTTCAATCCTGTAGTCCTGTCCGTCTTTTTCAAAGTGTAGTGTGACCAACATGCCTTTGGAATTGGTCTTGTTGATAAGATTATTCCGTTTGATGTTGGTTAGTGCTTGACCGTACAGTGCGTAAGACAATGCATTGATTATCGTTGTTTTGCCTGTACCGTTACGTGAACCACTATCATCCCCACCTTGGTCTAAGTTTTCGCCAAGTACTAGAGTGAGCTGTTCGCGGTTGAAGTCAACAGCTTGGGTTTGATTACCTACACTCATAAAGTTTTTTACTGTAAGATCTTTAATCTTAATCATATTAGTATTCTAGTCCGTTGTAAATGTCTAATAGTGTTTTTTTACTATAGTTTTCTGTATCAAGAGCTGCAATTTCATTACTAACAATTTGATCTACACTTTCAAATTGTGCAATATCTAAGTCTGTTGTAATTTCTTCCATTTGTTTTTGAGGAATAAGTGTAATTTCTCTACAATTATAATCTCTTATAAATGTTTCTTTGATAAAACTTGCTTCTTCGTATGAAATAGGAAGATCAAGTGTTACTCTCAAGTACATGTTTGGTTTGATTAATGTATCTTTCTCATCAATCAACTGTGATAACTTGACTGTTCTGTACTTGGGACACTCTGGCCAGTTGATGTACTCTGGTTCTGCATCGTTCTCACGGTCCAATATCATCATACCACGGTCATCATCCCAAGCATCTGCATAGTTATGTGGGAAAGCATTGCCGATATAGTGGATCTTGCCTTGCTTTTGACGTTTGTGGAAGTGTCCTGAGAACACATACTCTTGATTCTTAAAATGCTCTGCTTTTAGATCACCGTGATCGGGCATTTGTACCATAGCATTCATATAGAAGCTAGGCAGTTCAAAGTGTCCAAACAAGTATTTGGCTTGTAACTTCTCCATGCGCCGCCATTCGTCGCCTACTAACCACGGAACTAGTGCAACATCTTCTTCGACATGTATTTCTTCAATCACTGTTACACCGGGTATGTGTCTTGCAAATTCAGTTGACTTTACATCACGCTTATCTTTGTAGTACAAATCGTGATTACCAGCAAACATATAGAACTTTTCAAAAGATTTACCTAGTTTTTCTAATGCACGAATACCTGCATCCATAGTTGTTAAATTCAAACTATTTCTGTTGTGGTTCCAGTCTCCACAAAATATACAAGTCTCGCAATTATTAGACTTTGCAGTTTCTATGAACCATTCTACAAAGTCTTCACAATCTTGATTGTGAAGTCTTGAGTTACTTTTTAATCCGAAATGAATATCTGTAAAAACAGCAGCTTTTTTGAACAATTTTGCGTTCTCCTTCTGTTAAAATATACAGGAAAACTTAACACCTGTCAATCACTTTTTTTGACTAGAAACTGCTGTCATGTTAGCTTCTTCGTTTCGTCTAACCGAAGCTTCCCATTCGCCTTCGTGTAGTCTAGTGTAACTAGGATTTAAATCATTCATTTCTAAAATGTCGTCTCTAATATTTTGATTACGCTTTTCTAAATTAATAACACGTACAAAACTATTAGTAACCGCAGCAGTGTAATAAGCAAAAGGATTATTCGATTTAGACTCGTCAAACTGTAATCCAATTTGTGAAAGTTGCAATATTGCTTGTCCTTTCATTTCGTCATTATAAGTATAACCACGAACGTTACCTCTGGTAGCATATCTATCCACTAGTTTCATCCACATCATTGCAAGTTTGTTAGTTGCTCTGCCATGTTCTTTAGAAAAATAACCGTTTTCCATTCCGCCAATCCAGTGACTTTTTCCTACACACTGTAATTCTCCTTCGTCATCAAATTTATAATGTTGGAAAGGTGGAAAATTAAGTTTTGTTTTTGTGTCAGCTATAGTCTTTGGATTTTTCTTTCTACCAGGTTCTTCGGGGATATGATCAAATGTCATAATACGAAAGATTAGTTCTTCTTTTGTTATTTTTTTATAGTCAACTTCGCAATCTGCTTGCTTTACTTTCTCGCCTGCTTCTTTACGAGCTGTGTAATCTTCAGTGCTAAGACGTTTTGCTTTATTTCTTTTTGCTTCTGCAATTGTTCTAATATTAATTTTATCAATACTTGGTAAAATAATATCAAAATGTGCGTAATCAGGATCTGTAAAACTGTTAAATGTGTTTTTTGATCTATGTATTTCTTTTAAAATATCTTTATTATTTAAATAGTTCTGTTTTCTCATAATGTCTCCATAACATTACTACTATAATAATATACGTACTTAATTTTGTCAACTAAATACATTATACTAAGGAGAAGATTTATGTCATTGATATCAGGTGCATTTAATGCCTTAAAATCCATAGGCAGTGCTTCTGCTCAAAATATATTTAGCCAATTAGGTGCAGGAGTAAGAACAACAGCACAAAACATTATTAGAGATACTACAGGGATCAGTATTAGTAATCAAGGACAGCTATCCTTAGATCCTACAAGAGTTGGCTCACAAAATAGAATTTTACAAAACTTAGCACAAGGAGTAGGTCCTGGTGCAGAATCAATTAT